TTAAACGGCATTCCTGCATGCCGTGCCGGACACCTGGCGTCATGCGGCCACGCCAGTACCGGCCGTAGCTGGTTTGTCATTCCAGAATGAGGCGCACATGTCAGGCATGAATCTAAGCACAGGTGAACGTATCGCAGGCCTGGCGCATTTGCGCCAGAGCATTGCCGATATTCTGACCACCCCCATAGGCACCCGCGTAATGCGCCGCGACTATGGCAGCTTGCTGTTTGAACTGATAGACCAGCCAGACAACGGCACCACACAAGTGCGCCTGTACGCCGCCACGGCTGAAGCCCTGCTGAAGTGGGAACCCCGCATCAAGCTGACGCAAGTCAAGCTGTACCGCACAGACCAGCCCGGCAAGGTCATCATTGATTTAAAAGGCCAACTGGTGCGCGCCGCCAAGGCGTTTAGCCTGTCTTTACCCCTCACGGTGAAAGCATGATCGATTTATCCAAGCTGCCACCGCCTGCAGTCGTCGAAGTGCTGGACTTTGAAGCCCTGGTCACCGCCCACAAGCAAGACTTGCTGCAACGCCAACCCAGCGCCGCCAATGTACTGGCCTTGCCGTCTGAACCGCTGGTCAAGCAGGTTGAAGCCTTTGCTTATCGCGAAATGCTGCTACGTGGCCGCATCAACGACGCCGCCCGCGCCAATCTGCTGGCCTTTGCCACCGGCACCGACCTGGACCACAAAGGCGCGTTCTACAACCTGGCCCGCTTGCCAGGCGAAGCAGACGAGCGTTACCGCAGCCGCATACAGTTGCGCATAGCCGCGCTTGCTGGCAATGGCACAGCAGAGCAATACCGCCTGCTTGCACTGTCTGCCAGCGCCAATGTGCGCGACGCCAACGTCACCAGCTCTACACCCGGCACCATTGCCGTGGTGCTGTGGCTGATCGACGCCAGCCAGGCACAAACCACCAGCGCCGCCGTGCTGGCCGCCATGAACGCACCCAACGCCCGCCCGCTGGGTGTGCCTGTTAGCGTGGCCGTGTCGCGCCCTGTGGCCTTGAACGTGACTGCAACACTGTGGCGTGAGGCCAGCGCACCGGCTGATATCGTCACGCAAATTAAGGCGCGCTTTATCGCAGCCATCGCCAGCTATGCCAGCCTGGGCCGGTCTGTGCCACTGTCCTGGGTGACGGCACAACTGCAACAGCCAGGAATTGCCCGCGTTGAATTCCCCATTGCAGGCCAGCCCGCGAGCAATACCGCGCTTGCCGCAGATGAATACGCCATCGCTGGTGCCATCAATCTGACAGATGGCGGTGTAGCGTGACTGATCTCGCTTTGTTATTGCCACCCAACGCCAGCGAGCTGGAACGCAACCTGGTACGTATCGCGCCGCGTGCGGATCTGGACACGGAGGCTGACGCACCGGCCAACATCGCCAGCACTATGCCTGCCGCCTTCCAGCCCTGGCTTGCCGCTGAATGGAACCTGTCGCAATTCTCGCTGCACTTTGCCAGCAATGCCGAGCTGATCGCCGCTGGCTTGCCCTGGCTGCTGGAACGCGGCAGCGCCGCCAGTGTGGTGCGCGCCTTATCCTGGCTGGCATACAGCGATGTGACGCTGGAAGAAGATGATTTCTTGCTGCACATCGACCCAGGCACCACAGCGGCCGCGCTGGACTTGGCACGTATACGCCAGGTGGTGAATGCCTCCATACCCGCCCATAACCGCTTTTATCGCCTCTACCACGGCCTTGACCTGCGCGCTGGCCGCTTTGACGCCACCAGCTTTGATCAATGTTTGTTTGATGATGATTCTGGTATCTGGTCTGGTGACCCTGCCAGCGATGGCGTAAAGCTGTCTTTCGGTGAAACACATACCGGCTTGGTCAATGCAGCACCGGCACTGGCACCCATTGCCGCCCATCGGCCGCGCCAGTTAAATACCATCGTTGACGATGCCTTGATGCAGCTTGATAGCTGGGTACTTGATAGCGAGATTCGCTTAAACAGTGTCGTCAGCATCAGCGACTTATCCAGCGGTGTGGTCGATCAGCCAGCCTTGCAGCCATTGAGAAACGCGCACCACGCGACCTATTGCGCCGTGCTGATGGCGCGCGCCATGCCTGCACCTATCACAGCGGTTGCAACAGGCACAACAAGCACAGTTTGCAGCCCGGCCTTGCCAGTTTATGGCTGGGCTGACCAGTGGGCCAGCGGCTGGGCCGTCTGCTACCCCTTAATTTCAAATCCATAGAAAGGCACTGACATGGCAGTCCTGCAAGACCAAGGCCGCATCGAGCTGGCCGAACAATTTAAAAACCGCCCGCTGCACCTGGCATGGGGCCACGGCCTGGCTGCATGGGATGCCGCGCCCGTATCCGAACCAATCACCGCCACCGCCCTGGTGGACGAAATAGGCCGCCGCGTGGCATCACAAAAGCAATTCGTGGTGCCAGAGGCAGACCCCAACGCGCCCAACACCATCAAAGTGCCAGGCGGTGACCTGTATCGCATCGTCAATACGCCATCACGCTGGGTATTAGTTGAATTTATCTTTGATTATGGCGACGGCGCAGGCCAGGACATACGCGAGCTGGGCTTGTTTGTTGGCACCGAAGTGGCTGCAGGCCTGCCAGCCGGGCAACGCTATTTCACACCGGCCCAGATTGTGACACCTGGCCGCCTTTACATGCTGGACCGCATCCCGCGCCTGATACGTTCCGGCGCGACTGAGCAAGTCTATCGCTACGTGTTGCCTTTCTAAGCAGGATATCTATGGATCAAAATATTAACTTACCCGGCTACCTGAACCGGCACAACCCGGCCAAGCAGTTTGATACTGTGCTGTACCGCTCAGACAAGGTTATCCAGTCAGACGAACTGAACGAAACACAAAGCCTGCTGCAAGCCCGCGTCAAGGGCGTGGCTGATGTGCTGCTGGCAGACGGCGCAGTAATCCGTGATGCCCGTATCGTCGTCAATGCCACCACCGGCGCGACTACCTGCGAATCTGGCGCGCTGTATGTCGATGGCGCAGTACGCGGCATACCGCCTGCAACGCTTGTCTTTGCCGTGGTGGGTATCGTCATCGTGGGCGTGTATCTGCAGCCCCAAATCATCACTGAGCTGGAAGACCCAACGCTACGCAACCGCGCACAAAATACCCGTGGCTTTGACAAAGCCGGTGCAGGCCGCTTGCAAAAGCTGCTTGCCTGGGGCTTTGCCGGTGACGGCCAGGCCGGTGATTTTTACCCTGTCTATACCGTAGAAGATGGCACCGTCCGCAGCAAAGAACCACCGCCCCAGCTCGATGGCGTGACGCAAGCCCTGGCACGCTATGACCGTGATTCATCTGGCGGTGATTATGTTGTGAACGGCTTAAACGTTTCTGCAGCAGACAACCTGCCTAGCGGTGAACAGGTGTACACCGTCAGCGAAGGCCGCGCCCGTGTGTTTGGCTTCGCTGTGGAACTGCCCACAAGTCGCCGCCTTGTTTATGCTGCCACACCAGATTTTAGGTACATCGAGAACGAGCCGCACCAATCCACCGGCACAGCCGCCCAGCGCGTGAACTTTGATCGCGCACCGGCCGCCAACGTCACCCATGTGACCATCACCGCGCAAAAGACAATAGATGTGGCGCATGGTGGCTTTACAGGCGCACAAGACCCGCTGGAAGATGGTTCTGTACTGGCCGTGCTGTCTGTCAAACAAGGCGCTACCACATACGTTAAGGATGTTGACTGGAAATTCACGGCCCAGCAGATGGACTGGTCACTACCAGGCGCGGAACCCGCACCAGGCACCACTTACAAAGTGACTTATCAATATCTGGCAAGCGTGCTGGCAACGGCGTTTGATGCTGATGGCTTTACTGTCACCGGCGCAGTGGCTGGCACACCAATACTGGTAAGTTATAACCGCATGCTGCCTCGTATAGATCGTCTGTGCATGGATAGCGCAGGCGCATTGGTCTGGCTGCCTGGTGTGGCTGCAGACCGCAACCCACGCCCGCCCAGCGTACCGGCCAACCTGTTGCCGCTGGCGTCTGTGGTACAGAACTGGCGCACTGGTGCGCGTACCGTCAACAATGACAGCGTGCGCGTGGTGCCTATGGATACCCTGGCCGCGTACGCCAGGCGCATGGACTTGCTGACAGAATTAATGGCGCAGCAACGTCTTGAATCCAGTACGCAATTGCGGGATGCCACTGCCAAGCGCGGCTTGTTTGTGGACCCCTTCATGTCTGATTCTGTACGTGACCAGGGCTTGACACAAACCGGCGCTATCTTTGGGGGTGAACTGACCTTGCCCGTAGCGGTAGAGCCGCATTTGCTGTCTGTTGACATGGCTGCACCTTTAACGCTGTCTTACACCACCATCACGCTGCTGGAACAGTCTTTGCGCACTGGCAGCATGCGTATCAATCCTTATGATGCTTTCGACCCTTTACCGTCTGATGTGGTTCTGAACCCGGCAATAGACCGCTGGACAGATTTAAGCACTACCTGGTTAAGCCCTGTCACCCAAAACATCACAGAAAACCAGACAAGGACTGTGCAACGTTCATCAGTACAGGCTGATGGTGAAGCCTATGAGCGTATCAACGTGCTGACGAATGAAATCAGCTACAGCAGCAAACCGGCTGAATTCATACGGCAAATCAGTGTCGGTTTTACGATTAAAGGCTTTGAAGCAGGCGAAACCATCCAGACCTTGCGCTTTGATGGTATCGCTGTAGTCCCCACTAATCTGGCAGCGCCAACACCAGGCAGCATCACCGGCACGTTTATGATTCCGGCCAAAGTACCAGCAGGCAGTAAGCGCGTGGAATTTGTAGGCAGCCACGGAAGCTATGGTGTGGCGATCTATAGCGGCATAGGCCTGGAAGCGCAGGACGTGCGCCAGTTGGTCACGGTGCATACATCGGGCTGGGTAAGCTTTTTTAAGGTGGATCCACTGGCCCAGACCTTTACCCTGGCTGCAGACCGCCAGATTGCCGGGCTGGACCTGTGGTTCACGGCCAAGGGCAATTCTATGCTGGCCGTGCAAATACGGGAAACCCGTATGGGCATCCCTGACCAGAAAGTCATCGTGCAAGCGCGCCTGGCTGCATCTACTGTCAACACCAACGGCCAGGCTACCCGTATCAATTTTGATTGCCCGGTCACACTGAGCGGTGGTGTGGATTATGCCCTTGTTATTTTGTGTGACGATGCCACCACAGCCGCCGCCATTGCCGAGCTGGGCAAGTATGACGAACATAAGGGCCAATGGGTGACCAGCCAGCCTTATACCGTAGGCGTGCTGCTGTCATCGAGCAACGCCACTACCTGGACACCACACCAGGACCGTGACCTGGCCTTCAGGCTGGTAGCGGCTGAATACACGGCCACCACGCGCACCATAGAGCTGGGTAGCACTAATCTCAACAACGTCACAGATTTAATGCTGTTGGGCCTGGTAGAAGCCCCCAGCGCACAAACCCGCGTGGAATATCAAATCACTTTGCCAGGTGGCAGCGTCTTGAATCTGGATGACGGCCAGCCAGTGCGCCTGGCTGCGCCAACATCGGGGCAATTCAGCGTACGGGCCAAACTCACTGGCACAGCCAGCTTGTCACCGGTGCTGCACCCTGGCGTCACGCTGCTGGCAGGCACAGTGTCCAACCAGGGCAGCTATATCAGCCCCTTGGTGCCTGCAGGCCAGAACGTACGCGCCCGTATCGTCATTGACAGCAACCTGCCTGCAGGCGCTGCCCTGACTGTCAGCGTGGCACCAGAGGCAGGCGGCGCGCCGGTCTACACGCCTGCAGTCTTTGTAGCTAGCCGGGACATTGCAACCGACTGGCATGAGCTGACCTATGAATTAAACGGCGTCAATGCTGACCGCTTGCGGGCAAAGCTGGAAATGACAGGCAACACCGCAGCCCGGCCACGTCACCGCAATTTGCGCGTGATTGTTATCTGAGGATTGCCATGCAAGATCAAAAGACCCCTAACCGGCAATACAACTTGCCCCACATTCAGAACCCTGGTGCGCAGGAAGTTGACCGCCTGCGCGACACATTTACGGCCATTGATGCAGATATCAACACCCTGGGCGTGGGTTTGGGTACCAAGGCTGACAAAACCACCACCGCCAACCTGCAAACGCAGATTGATGAGCTTTCTATCCTTATTTATGCAGGCCTGATATGAGTACAACCAACTTAACGGATTTCCGCGACCAGTACATTGCCCGCGCCAAAGCGCTGCTGCAGGCGACTGACATAGCCACTGCAGACAGCAAGACATTAATCCTGACAGGTGCAGTGTTTGGCAGTCTGGACAAGGTCATTAACGCGCCATTGATAGGCCGCGACACCCTGGCCCTGTTCGATGCCATGACCAGCGCAGAGATAGACACCTGGCTGGCCGACGCTGCCCACCGTAGTGCCTGGCAACGCCTTTGCACAGATGAAGCCCGCACCATACAAGTGGCCCTTCAGGACGATTTATTAAGACCAAAGCTCATGGGCAGCACACTTGCATGGACAGATATCCTTGCATCGAGCGTCATGCAAACATGGATACAAGGTAAAGCCGTCTACCTGGTGCCGTATATCGCTGCAATACCTGGTTGCCTGACGCTGACAGCAGCCAGCCGCACCACCATGGACAAGTTTGCATCTGTTCAAGCTGCCATGACCTTGATCTATGCAAGCACAAACTGGCTGAATGCCATCGCGGCCAACGTCCCGGCACAAGACGCAATAGGGGCCAGTTTGACGGCCTTGCGTGAGCTGGCCAAGTCCGCTGCAGGCATGAATGGGCTGTACACCAAGCTGACCACCATCATGGTGTTTCTGTTTGCTGACGCCACCGCCGCTATAGACGCCTGGAATTTTGTATCGAGCGAAATTGCTGCAGGCCGCACGACGCTGGCAAGCACTTTCTTTGGTGATGCCGGTGTGCGCAACGCTTTGCACGGCAATACCGGCATCACAACAGCATTGAACACCACGGCCAGCGCCCTGTATCAATGGCTGTTCACCAACAAAATGACCGTGTTCCAGCGCACCTATGCGGCTAGCACGACACAAAGCGGCGCGGCCATAGGCGGCAAGATATTGATGCTGGCGATGTCTGGCGCGTATAGCGCCGCTGGCCCGTCTTACTTCTATCTGACTGGCACCAGCAGCCAGGCATTGCAGGCCGCCAACGGGGCGGGCTATATCGCCCTGACCACCGCACACAAAGCCGTAGGCAGCCAAAACGGCGCGCTTTATTTCACTGACGCCAGCACCGGCAGCTATTACATGACGCTGGGTTACCTAGTTATTTAAGGATCATCACGATGACACAACTGATTTTAGATGCAGCCAATCAAATCACTGGCTACACACAAAACGACCAGCAAGCCGCCTGGGATGGCGTGCGCCTGGTACCCGCTCCTGAAGGCTTTGACCCTGCCTTGCTGGCTCATTACAGCGCCAAGGTAGCCAAGGGCAAGACCACTATCACCCTGAACGCAGACAGCGCGCTGGCGGCCGCCAAAGCAACCCGCTGCAGCCAGATCAAGAACGAAGCGGCCTGGCTCATTACCGCGACAGATTGGAAGCTGCAGCGCGCAAGGGAACGCGATACCGCAGGCTGGGGAACCCTGGCCGACATAGACCAGGTACTGGCCGAGCGCGAAGCAATCCGCCGCAGCAGCGACGCCGCCGAGCTGGCCGCCAATGCCCTGACTGATATTGCGGCGGTGCAGGCTTATACCTGGGCGGTGGATGTGGCAGTGGCAGCACCCAAGCGCCTGACCCGTGGTGAATTCCTCGACCGTTTCACCAAAGAAGAACGCGCTGCGATCCTCACAGCAGCAGAGAGCAACGGCACTTTAAAAGCCTGGGTGATGCGATTAGAAAACTCTGACTGGATCAAGCCAGCAGAAGCAGAACCCGGCATACAGGCGCTGGAAATCGCCGGGTTGATCCAGCCAGGCC